GCCGTTTGCCTGCTGACAATGAAATTGCTGTGATTGACTGGGTCAATTTCACAATCGGAATTGAGACTTTAGGCGACAAGTATTGGAATGAAGATGAATACATCATCGATACACATCGTTGGACTGCTGCTGTAGAGGAACTGGATCACCAGTTACACCACATCTTTGGATTCTCAACGACTGCATGTCGTCATGGCGGTCTTAATTTCTATAAAGAAAGCTATGTACTAGGTGAAGATTTCGGCTTTGTCTGCATTGGCGGTCAGCGCAATACGATCTTAATTATGATCAATGGTCGTGGTTGCAACTTTGCTAAAAGTGGTTGGGAATTAAGACTTTACAACTTCTTAGTAACTATGGCTAAACGAGCTAAATTAACTCGAGTTGATATTGCACATGATGACTTTGAAGGTAAAAAGATCAATGTTGACTGGGGCAATATGCAAGACGGTTTAGGCGGTTTTAGTTGTGGTAACCGTATGCCGAATATCGAGCATAAAGGCAATTGGAAGCGTCCAAACGGTAAAGGACGTACATTGATGGTCGGTGCACGTGAATCGGGCAAGATGCTTCGTTTGTATGAGAAAGGTCGAGCTGAAGGTGATCCAAATGATAACTGGCAACGTGCAGAAGTTGAATTTAAGTCAATTGACCGTGTTTTGCCGTTCGATATGTTGTTGGCTCCAAGTGAGTATTTTATAGGCTCATACCCATGTTTCGCATTTCTATCTGAAGATATTCAACCTGCAAGAATTGAAACAATTCAAAAGGTTGCACGCATTAACTTTGATACTGCCATTAAGAATCTAAAACACCAATATGGCAAGTATATCAATGTTTTTAAACAGGTTTTTGAACCTGAAGAGTTAATCAATATTATTTCTTGCTCTGATCAATTCGCTTATCCGAAGCGGTTAGATCATGTGCTTATAACTGCTCGGAGAATGTAGCAATGATGCAATTTAAAAATAAAGTGAAAATCTTAGGTGCTAAGGCTGTTGATTTTAAAACCGACGATGGTCGTCATTATGACCATGTAGCTTTGTATTGTGAGGTTCCGCTTGATCAATCTCAAGGCAATGCGGTTGGTAATGCTTGTGAGGTATTTAACTGGCAAGACCGTACTAATTTAGTGTTGCTTAAGCAACATAAATTTCCGTTAGAAGCTGATATCACATTTGAAATGGTTACTTCAGGTAAATCTATGAAATATGTTGTTAAACAAGTTGAATTACCTAAGGGAATTTAATGATTGATGTATTAGATGAGGATGGTGCAAGTAACATTGCACATCCTGAAATATTCGGAAAACCGAAATAAAGCTATACATTACACATAGTTATTTTTACCGATTCGTATAATGTATAATATGTTAAAAATCAATAACTTACGTAGTTTTTAGTGTATCACAGGGGAGAGCAAAATGACAAATATCGTCTGGTTCTTTTTTATTTTCGGCGTTTTTTCATTTGGTTATTTTGCTTATTTATTCGCCAAAAATACATATAAAAAATATACGCAGGATAAGAGTTTATAAGAATGGATTACGTTTGCACTCAACTTTCTCAACCGACAGCCGACGGGGTGCAAACGTGTCTTCAATGGTCGGAGCAATCATATGTTCCGCCTTTGTCAGATGCCGATCGTGACGTCATTCTCGCGTGGATATTTTCAATATTTGCTCTGGTCTGGGGTATACGTCGGGTTTTTAGGCTGTTCGGACATTAGGAGAAAAATATCATGGCTAACAAAAACATGATTCGTTCAATTGGGGTGGTAGTTGCAGTTGTAGCTACTGTTTTGCTTCCAGAAGTAGCAATGGCTGCGGGTGGTTTTGACCCTGCGA